GGCTGCGAGTATCGCGCGCTTCAGCTGGGACACGGTGCGCATCACGACCCCGCTCCGGGTCGAGACCATCGAGGTCGGGGCGGACACGGACACCACCATTTCTAGGCAAGCGGCCGGGGTGTTGCAGGTCGAGACCAACATCATTTGGGCCCAGAACAACGTCGGGGCACAGATCAATGCGCTGACCGAGGACACGGCCCCGCAAGCGTCCGCAGACTTTGTCGTGACCTACGACAACTCAGCGACTACCCAGAAGAAGGTCAAGCTCAGTAATCTTTCTATCGGCGGCAGCAAGGTGGCCGGCGCCCACTGGGGCTCCCCCACTGCTCTGCTCGCCGGGGACTGCGCCAACATGGTGGTATACTTCGAGCGGGCCGCCACGATCAACTCCGCCACGATGGACGCGGACGCGGCCGGTAGCGCCGTCATCGACATCTGGAAGATTGCGCGGACCGGGCTCCCGGCCGCCGTAGGGAACACCATCACCGCCGCAGCGAAGCCCACCCTCTCCAGCGCCCGCTCCAGCCGGGACACGACGCTGACGGGATGGACGCTCGCGGTAGCGGCCGGCGACACCCTGACCTTCAAGGTCGATAGCGTGTCGGGGATCAAGCAACTATCCATTCGGCTCAACTGTCAGGAATAGGGCATGGCAACTGCATCATGGTCAACGCGGGTTCGGCACGACTCCGACGCCACCTATCAGGAGTGGCGGGATGAGTTCATCACCCAGCTGGGGACGCTCTCCGCCAAGCTGACCGCTTCCGACACGAACATCACCCCGGCGGCGGGCGCCCGGCCCGGCACCAGCACCGAGGGCGGGTACGCGGTCTACTACCTGAACGACTCGATCCACGCCACGTCCCCCATCTACATCCGGTTCGGGTTCGGCACCTCCGGCACCGCGACCCACCCCCGCATCCAGATGACGGTGGGGACCACTACCAACGGATCGGGGGTTCTAGGCGGCACTTGCCTGTCAACCATTGACACCATCAACGGTGGCGCCGCGCAGACCTCCGACACCGTGCGGCAGAGTTACTTCTGCGCCACCGACGGGTTCCTAGGGCTAAGCTGGAAAAACGGGGCGTCCGCCACCGAGGGGTCCGCGTTTGTTTGCCGGACAGTGTCCACCGCCGCCGCCATATCGAGTACGGGTGGGCTGGCAGTCTGGGGAGGCGGCTCGCTCGCGCAACTGTCGAGAACGCAGGCTTTCCGCTACATCGCCACCGCGGCGGCCTATACTGCGAGAACCACGCAGGTGCAGATGGCGGTGTGCTTAAGCCCGCAAGCCCCGGCAAGTTCCATTATCGGTACTGATCTGCAAGTGTTTGTGGCGTGGATGATGACCCCCGCCGCCGCCCCGGTCATCGGGATATGCGGGATCGTGGACGGCGAGATCGCGGCCGGAAACACCTTTACGGCCACTTTGGTTGGGTCGACGTCGCACACCTACATCAAACTCTCCTCCACCGCCGGGCCACTTGGGCCGGCAACGCTGGGTACCGTCGGAATGCCCGGCGCCGCGATGCTGTGGGAGTGAGGTGTGGCTGACCTACTTACTTCCCCTGTCATTGACTGGTCGGGCGGCGCCAAGCCGCAGTCGTCCGGCGGGACGACGTACACCAACCAGCACAACCAGACCCACGCCATCGGGTTCCCGGTCTACACCGTCCCGCTCATCAACAACGTGGGCTTCTTGAATCTCGCCCCAACCGCTGCCACGACCCAAGCGTTCCCCATCGAATAAGGCACAGACATGACTTTCGCTGATCTGATCAACAAGGTACTGCGGGCGCTGCGCGAGGACACCATCACCACGTCCCTGACGGAGGCGTACGTCGAGCTGGTGGGCCAGTACGTTAACGAGGCCAAGACGGACATCGAGGACATGGGTCCCTGGTACGCGCTGCGCACGGTCGTGTCCGACACCCTGAGCGTCGGGGTCAGCACTCTCGCCTTCACAGCGGACACGGACGACCGCTCCTACTTGCTCACCAACAATGCCGGCCAGCCCGAGGCGTACATCACCACGTCTAACTTCTGGCACCGGCTCGAAGTCATCTCGCAGGCTGAGATGGAGTACCTCTGGATAGTCTCCCCGACCCAGTCGAACGCGAACCCGTCCTACGTGTCGTTCTCCCGCGCTGCCGGTGGTATGACCGCCACCTTCTTCCCGGCCCCGGACCTCGCGTACACCACCAAGTTCACTTGGGTAGTACCGCAGGATGAGTTCACCGTCTACTCCGACGTCCTCTCGATCCCGGGCGACCCGGTGTGGCGTGAGGCACTGGTCCGGGCGATGGAGGAGCGCGGCGAAGAGTTTGCCGGCCCCCTCGACGGAGCCCGGGCCCGCGCCGCGAAGGCCCTGAGTAACGCGATGGTGCGGGACTTCGGCGCGGACTCCTACACCTTCGTGGCGCAGTAACCGTGCCCACCGGCTCCATGAACTTCGCCGGTCCCGGTTTCTCCGGGATGGCTCGCCAGCGCCAGCACGCCCCGCTGGGACCTGAGTGGGCGGCCCACGCCACGAACATAGTCGTGGACTCAGCTGGGCGGCTGGGCTCGCGCAAGGGCTGGGACAACCTCAACGCGACTCCGATTGAGCCCATCATCCAGACCCATCAGTTCATCAATGCGGCCGGCACGACCACGCAGTACACCTCGACCGCCACCAAGATTTACAGCGGCACGTCGACCCCGACGGACCGCACCAACAGCCTGACGTTCACCGCCGGCAATTGGAAGTTCCTGAACTTCAACGGCTACTGCCTCGGCTGGCAAGCCGCCCACACCCCGATCGTGGCGACCGGAACCACGTGGGCTCTCATCACGGTCTCCACCGGCACCCTGCCCGACGGTAACGCCGCCTGCGCGGCTTTCGGCCGGGTCTGGGCCCTTGATGACGACAAGCAAACGATCCGCTACTGCGCCCTCCTAGACCACACCAAGTGGGCGACGGCGGACGGCGGCGGGACCATCGACATGCGTTCGGTCTGGACCCGGGGCATGGACGAAGTTGTGGCGATCATCGCCTACGGTTCCAGCCTTGCCGTGTTTGGCAAGCGCCACATCGTTGTGTGGGTTGACGGTTCCGGTTCCGAGCTGGGCCTCTCCCCCACCAACATGTACGTGTCCACCGTCCTTGAGGACATCGGCTTGGTGGCCCGGGACGCCATCTGTCAAGTGGGCGAGCTGGATGTTGTTTTTTGGTCACACAACGGTATCCGCTCCCTGTCCCGTACCATGCAAGAGCAAGCCGCCCCGGCTCGGGAACTGTCCGCGATGAACCGCGACTACCTCGCCGCGGCCCTGACCGGCACTCTCGCCAACATCCGCATGGTCTACGCCCCCACCGAGGGGCTGGTCCTAGTCTCCCAGCCGGCCGTGCCCAAGACGTACGTGTTCGACGTCCGCGCCCCCCTTGAGGATGGCAGCTTGCGTATGACCGAGTGGACGCTCTGCCCGTCCGCGTGGTGCTCGACCATTACCAACACCCTCCTGCTGGGTACCTCCGCTGGGTACCTTGGTACCTACGGTGGGTACGACGACAACGGCACCGGGTTCCAGTTCCACTATGAGTCCGGGTGGGTTCGGATCTCTGAGGACGGCCGTCGACACAGCCTCAAGGCCCTGCGCGCGTACTTGTACGCCGTGGGGACCAACGTCGTCAACTTCAAGTGGTGGGTGGACTTCAAGCCCACCTATCGCATACTGTCCCGCACCATCACCGGGGGTGCAGACGAGTGGGGCATTGATGAGTGGGGCGTCATGCAGTGGGGACTTGGACAATACTTCCAGGACAAGCGCATCCCGTTGGCGAAAGAGGCCGAATACTTCAAGCTCGCCATCATCACCAACATCGGCGGAACCGCGTTCGCTGTGCAGCCCCTCACTCTCTACACTAAATCCACAAGGCTCGCCTAATGAGTGACTACTCCAAGATTACCAACTTCACGGCCAAGGACGCGCTGGCGACTGGCGACTCTGAAAAGATCGCGCTCGGTGCAGACGTTGACGCGGAGTTCGACGCCATCGTAACCATGTCGGCCACCAAGGAAGATGAGGCCAACAAGGGCGCCAACAGCGGCTACTGCGGCCTCGACAATGGCGGGCTGGTGGCCCGGTCCGATCTCCCGGCCGCGGTCTCCTACACCGACGTGTCCGAGTTGTACACGAAGGGCAAGGGCTCCACCATCGTCACCCTGACCGACGGCGCAAGCATCGCGGTGATCGCCACGGCTGGCAACGTGATGACGGTGACGCTCGGCGGGAACCGGACTCTGGAGGCCCCCTCCGCCGCCATTGACGGGCAAGTCATCACCCTGTTCGTGGTGCAGGACGGCTCCGGCAACCGCACCCTCGCGTGGCACGCGGACTATCAGTTCGCCGGTGGGGTTGCCCCGACCCTGAGCACCGGTATCAACGACGTCGACGTGTTCACGATGGTCTACAAGTCGGCCTCGACCAAGTGGTACGTCACGACTAGCGGGTTGGATTTCAGCTAAACCGTCATGCTGGTTAGCCACCCCATGATGATGAAGTCGCCCATCGTGGCGGTCCCAGTGCTTTTCGGGGGCGCACAGGTGTGCTTTACTCACACACACGTGGGGACCGAGTACATCACGTTCGACCCGTCCACCTACATCGCCGGGATGGAGGACGACGACTACGTCATCATCGTAACAACCGCAAGCGGCGTCCACGCGGCCCGCGTCCAACTGTATCACCCGGAATGGACGGTCCACGCGGGAGCAAGAGGGGATACGTACGGTAATACCTCTCAGATGGTTATGGGGAAGTTTTGGGTGGCCGCGGACCCGTCGGATCAGATTCTTGTGTATACCGCGTCCCCGGGCGGAGTGTGCTTTACCATCTTCGTGGCGCGCGGAGTCTCCCACCGCAAGCCGGTGGACTTGCGGGCGAACTGCCAGCAGGACACCGGTGTCGCTGACTCAGTGCAGAGTTTCTGGTTCCCCCCGTGGCGGCCACACCAAGACAGTGCGAGCGGCGCGGCGGCGATCCATGTTGGATTCTTCCAGCTAGGTGGCACGACGCCGCTGATCCCCGCCGTCGAGACCAATGTCTCCTGTCACCCAGACACGTGGATTTCCAACTTCTTCACGCAAATCAAATCTCCGACGCAGTCCGCTTGCCTCGGCGCAATCCACTACCAAGGGAACTTGCAGAACACGGCCGGGTCTAACGGAGTCCTCGCCCACGGAACCCTCGGGTTCTCCCGGTCGGGCTTGCACTGGGAGGAGGACGTTGCCAGCGGCGAGTTCGACCGCTGGTGCTATCATGACTACGGCGGCTCCCGTACGCACTTCATCTCACGGGACGTCTCCGCGACCGCAGGCGACGACATCTTTCTGGAGATGACGGGGCTGGTCGAGGGGACGGTGTCGAACGGCGATTTCGTGATGGCCCTGTCTATCACCGACCCTGACGGATTCGAGTGGGGGCAAGAGTTCCGTCCTACAGTTTGGTCCGACTTTGCGGGGAACCTTGACGGCCTGCCCGACGGAGTCTACGGTGCGCCGTCAAACGCCGGCTACGGCTCAGTTTGTCCCGGCCGGGGCGGCATCTGGTTGACGGCGGACTCGACGGGGACCTATACCGCCCGGATGTACGTCGGTAAGGAGGGGACCGGCCTCACGTTCAGCGCCGGTCCCAACCCCGCACTCACCTACTCAGTCCTCGCCGCTACGTTTGGGGCGGGTATCTCCCTGAATGCTCCCCCCTTCATCGACGGCACTTTCACCGCACAGGCCGGCGACTTTTCGTACGACGGTTACTGCGCCCCAGTGATCTTCAAGGTCGGGATGTCCGCGACAGCCACCATGCCGACTGAGGCCCTGCAATCTCTGATATTCGAGATTTGCCAGTCGACCACCGTGTTCAAGGCAACCCGGATGCTCCCGGAGTATTCGTATTCCGGTATCACGTGGGCCGACAGCGACAATCTCAACCCCGCCGGCACCCTCCAGAATTACGGGTTCCGGGCGGCGTCCTCCTTCATCACTGATACGAGTGTCCCACCGACCTACCGACTGACCGAGGGCGGGGCTGAGACAGACGGGAAATACTACTGGGAACTGACGGCGCAAGAGAGTACCAGCTCGACCTCGTTCTTGGCGGGCGTGATCCATGCCGGTACGACGTGGTCAAGTTGGCTTAACTCCCTCACCATCACCTCGTCATCGGACAGGAGCATCGGCTTCAACGGGGCCGGTGACACGCGCCAGATCACGGGGGACCCCCTCGGAGATTTCGGCTCAGTGGTAGCCGGGGACGTGTTCGGCTTCGCTCTCGACACGCAGGGGCAGACGTGCGCCCTCTACCGTAACGGCGCGCTGCTCTATACGGCAGACACAGCGAGCGCGGGGGAGGGGGACGACGAGAAGCGGCAGTCGTGGCAGTTCGCTTTCGCCATTAAGGACTCCGTCACCGACACCGCCCCCGTGCTCGCCAACTTCGGCCCGGCCGCCTCGTTCGTGTACACGCCCCCAGCCGGTTACGTCGCGTGGGACTACGCGGTACCATGAGCCTCCCCAAGACCCTCGTCCAGCAGAACACGCCGCCGCCCCTTCCGGTACGTCCCCCTCGCGCCCCCAAGGCCCCGGCCCGCGGTGGCCGACTGGCGACGTGGTCGGAGGACCAGCAAGAGAGACTGAACGCAGCATTCGCCCGCGGCGACCGAGTCGCCGTCACCAACCTTATGAAAGAGAACGCAGATGTCAATTGAGCATGAGCCGAGACTGGTAACTCTGGAGATCGACTCCGCCAAGACGGCTCTATCCGTCGACCACCTAGCGCGAGCGGTTGAGAAGCTGGACAGTACGGTTCAGAGCTTGCGGGACACGATGAACCAAGGCCGCGGCGCCTTGTGGGGAATCGGTACATCAGCGGCCGTCATAGGCGGCTTGGCCTCCTACGCAGCCCACAGAATTTTCGGAGTAGGCTAACATGGCTTCATTCTTCGGTTCAGCATCCGGCGGCGGCAGGCAAGGCGTCCCACTGTTCCAGCGGGCCCTCGCGAGTCGTCCGATGCAGCAGCAGCAGCAGCAGCAGCAGCAGCAGCAGGGCGGTCAGCAGCAGATGACGGGCTTCGGCGGGATGTTCCAGAACCTGATCGGCCAGATGCAGCAGCGCGGCCAGTTGCCGAGCGCCCAGCAGCAGGGCAGCGCTAGCCCCTTCGGGACTCCCATCAGCCAGATGCAGTTCGCCAACCCCCAAGCCCAGCAGTGGCTCCAGAACCTGTTCGGGGGTGGTGGAGGCCAGCAGCAGCAGGGCCCGTATCCCGGATACCTCGCCCCCGGAACGAACAACCCCCCTCCCGGCATGTTTGGAGTTATGGGAGGCCCGGGCTTCGACTTTCAGGCCGGTACACCCGGCGCGATGCCCTTCCAGCCCAGGCCCTTTGAGGGCTACGGGCCTAACCCAATGATGGGCGGGTACAAGGGGGCCCGGGGTATGTATCGGCTGGGGTCGTCGACCACGTGGCAGCAGGGCCAAGGACCCCCTCCCGGGTACGCGGGCTTCGGTCAGAACGGCCAGTGGCAGCAACCCAACGACGGCAATTTCTACGCACAGGGTGGTACTCCGTGGGGCACACCACAGCAGGGATTCAACCAAGATGGGTCCAGCTTCGGCCGGGTAGCTGGCTCGCAGGGGCTACGCGGACCGGACCAGAGTCCGTTCGCCAACCTCCGCCGCCTCCAGGGCCCGTTCGGTAACGGCGGCGGGAGCATGATGCCAACGGTGGGATCCGGCGGCGGCCAGCCGGACGACATGGTGGGACGTCGGTGGTTCTAAATCCACCAGCCCTCGTCGAGCGCGGTCTGATGGGCGGCGGGCTGTTCTAAGTCGACTTGGGGAGGGGTGTGTACACGATCCGACGCGCGGTGCCGGCAGACGTAGCGGGGCTGGTAGCAATCTGCGACCAGATCCACGGTGCTGGAGTGTGCACTTCCGTGCCGATCAGTCATACGGACTTTGGCACCTTCGCCACGGCCATGATTGAGTCCCCTATCGGAGCGTTCTTTGTAGCGGAAAAGGACGGGGAGTTGGCCGCTGTCGTGGGCCTACTCGTTGTCCCCTTCCACTGGAATTTCGCCGTAAAGCTCGCTCAAGGCGTCCTCCTGTGGGTCAAGCCGAAGCATCGGGGCGCCGGGCACAAGGCCCTGATCGCCGCCGAGGAGTGGGCCAGATCCCAAGGGGCCCACAAGATCATGCTCACTACCAACGACACGATTGACGGCGCTGACAATTCGCGCTCTTACTTCGAGGGGCGCGGGTATGTTCCAGAAGAAACCAACTACATGAGATCACTCTAATGCCCCAGTTCATCCCCGCTGCCATAGGTCTTGCCGGCTCCCTGATCGGGAGCCACCAGCAATCGCAGGCTGCGAAAGGGGCAGCGGCGGCCACAAAGCCCACACCGTACGGCGTATCCGGACCAGCCGGCCAAATGTCGGTCAGCGGCAACCAGCTGACGCTGACGCCCGGGTTTAACCCGTTCAGCAACATCTTCAACGCGCTTGGGGCCCAGTCGTTCGCCAACGCGGCCACCGCACAGGGCCAGCCGATGTGGGGAGCCAACCCCGAGCTGGTCAGTGCCTATCAGGGCACGTTCGGGCAGGGACTCACCGACCGCATCGCGCAGCAGAAGTCCCTACTCGATCAGATGGCCGCTCCGGGGGAGCAGCGCCAGACCAACGCTCTGTGGGACACGCTCCAGTCGCGCGGTACCGCCGGTACCTCTGGCGGCGCGGAGATGTTCCGGGCTATGGAAGAGGCGAACAGCATGGCGGATCTCGCCCGGTCGCAGGGGGCCATTGGCCTCGGGAACGCGGAGGCGCAGAACCGCTGGAACGCGGCGCTCGGTACCATCCAACAGGGGATGACCGGACAACAGCAGAACTACAACATCGGCGCGGGGGCCTTCGGTGGTCTCCAGTCGATCCTGGAGAACCTGTTCCGTCAGGGCGGTATGGGCATCGCGGCCGGTGGCGGGCAGGCCCCCGCAGCGGCCATGGCATCCGCGGCGGCCTCAGGCGTTCCGTACCAGCAAGTCAACGAGTTCCTCAAGACCAGTGGCGCGTATGATGCGATGGGGCGGGGACTAGGCGGCCTGTTCGGTGGGGGCGGCGGCGCCCCCCAGTCCTCCCTGTTCGGCACACCCGGCACTAGCCAGTCGTTCTTCTCCCCGGCATCTTTCAACGGATCGAATGGCTCAAGCGGATGGGGTCTCTAATGCCTACCACAGCAGAAACACTCAACCCGTTCTCGTCACTGGCGCCCGTCACTCCCGGGTATCTGAACGACCGGCGGGCGGCGGAGACTGAGTACGCCAGCAAGGGTACCGACTACTGGACCCAGGACGCCGCACGGAAGGGGCTCCAGCTCCGCATAGCGATGAACGAGCATGGCAAGTGGATGTCCACCGAAGACAAGCGGGCGCTCCAGACCCAGAACATCCTTCAGGACTCGCAGAAGTCTTTGGCGCAGGCCGTCAAGGACGGCATGGACCCGCTCGACGCGCAAGAGATGGCGTACACGTCCGCGATGCAGCAGTTCATGTCGGTCGGAGATTACGAGGCGGCACGCAGCGTCATCCCACAGCTCAACCAGATTCGTACGTACAAGGCCGAGGCTGCCAAGATCAACTCAGAGACGCGTGAGAACGAGGGCGACCTCAAGAAGGCGGAGTCCGGCGTCAGGCGCGACGACGCGGCCACAGGGCTGGACGTCGCCAAGACAGGGGTCGTCGGGGCCGAGTCACAGGCGCAGATCGGCCTCCGGGGATCGCAGGCTGAGCAGGCCGCGGCGGCCGCGGACCAGTCGCACGCAAACGCCGAGCTCGCCCGCGCCAAGATTCCATTCCTCGGGATGGAGAAGAGTGGCAAGGGCGGCATGAGCCAGAACATCTTCGGCATGAAGGAGGACGCGGCCATCCGCGCCAAGCAGTCCGC